AATACTCACCCGCGAATGGCAGACGGGTGTTCGCGTACACGCAAGTATTAGGCTTGTGTGGTCTTTGCCAATCTTCCGCACGCCAATAGCAAGGCTTGTGCAGAAGGTTATAACGATAATCCATACATATAGGGTGCAAGCCTTACACTACGTCTAGTGTTTGTTACCACCCTTACGTATCCTTCCGGTATCTTTCAACATATCGGTACGTACGATAGTGTATACCCTATCCAATCCCTAGAGAGTCTAGATAGACCATCAGGGTAGTAGAACGGTTGTACAAGTGTATGCTAGTGTTGTGCCGAGAGGCCTTATCGTGAGTCTATCCGATCGTCGGTGATTATACCCCACGACAATAGACTATAGTGAACCCTACCGACAAGTGTTGGGAAGGGTGTCCAAGGCTATAAATAATCATCCATGTAGGCCCCTAGATTACTCTGGGGGCTTATCTTTCAACCTAGGCCAACCACACAATCTGATAGGTGTTCTATCGGGGTGGTTGTCCCCTTACTTGGAGTGTGTATCATGGATAATGGTTCTACTGCCGTGCTTGACGTTGAAGCCCCGCAAGGTGAAGCCGTCAAGCCCCTCCCCTTTGGGGTGGAGTTTCTTGATCTGGTTGACCAGTTTGACTCTGACAAGTGGATTGTCAAGGGGAACGACTGGACCACACAGATCAAAGACTTTATCGAAGTGGTGGGCAAGACTCTTGGCGGTGCTATGCTTGCCGGTACGGCGGAGCAGATCACTAAGGCCGCCGCCAAGTCCCGCAAGGCCGCCACGCTGGCCCGTGAGTTTCGTATGTTGGCCGTTCTGCTTCGTGCATCGGCCCAGAACGCCTCTCTGTCTGTGTCTGCTGCTGGGGACACCTACCGTGCCCAGCACGCCCTTACGCTCGCTTTCGGCAAGGTTGGGGATATCCGCAAAGACTTCCGTGCGGTGTTCACCTACGCTAAGGGTGAGTAATCGTCTACAACTCAACTAGGGAATATCTGATGGGGCCTCTATTGGTGAAAGCCAATGGGGGCCTTTTATTGTGTTATCTTTCCACCCCCTTATGGAGCCTAAAATGATCCCTGAGATTGGTTCTAAGCCTACCCGTGAAGAGGCGTTGGCGTACTGTGAGGCACGCTTAGCGGAAAGGCGTGCTATTTATAATAGTGCCAGGGCTTTGCATGACAGGGCTGGCCACGTTGTTGATCTTGCATCGGAGCAGGTGCATGAAATCAAGGCCGCCAACCAGAAGTTTCTCAAACAACTCGGATACGTAGACTGATTAGACGCACAGTTTATATCTATCGTCTTCAGTCTTTCATATGGCCCCCATTGTCTAACCACGATGGGGGCTTTTATTGTGTTTCAATCCTTGTGCCTTTTCTGGAGCCTTTATGAAGAAGATCACGTTAGAACTTGTAAGGGACGATTGGGAGGCTTGTTATCGCCCAGAACGCCTCGCAAGCCTCTATGACCGCCCCATGACGGTCTTAGAAGTCCTGACACGCAAGGACGGTCCTTGGGCTAGTGTTCCCGATGCGGACCGTCTATGGACTGTTCTTAGAGAGGGCGTTATCGACGATAGAACGCTCCGCTTGTTTGCTTGCGATTGTGCTGAGCGGGTTTTGTCGCGTGCTGCAAACCCTGATCCACGGTCTGTAGAGGCCATCAAGGTTTCCCGTAGGTTTGCTTATGGGGATGCTACGGAGGAGGAGCTTAAGAACGCCGCCGCCTACGCCGCCGCCTACGCCGCCAACGCCGCCGCCAACGCCGCCAACGCCGCCTACGCCGCCGCCTACGCCGCCGCCAACGTCGTCAACGCCGCCGCTCGGAACGCTGAGCGAGCCTTGCAGGTTGCCTATCTCGTCAGGGTTTTCACCCTCAACTGATTGTGTTTCTTTCCACTCCCTTTTATCTTTGCTTAGGAGTCCCCAATGGTCCCTCAACATCTTTATGCCCGCTACCGTTTCGCTTCACAACTCGCCCGTCAAACAGGTTGCTCTGTAGCAATCATTGATGGGAAGGTTTATCTCATTACCGCCATCAGCAAGCAGCGTGTGCTTGTTCTGTAAGTGATGGTGCCGTTGTTTAGTCTCTTTAGAAAGGAATGTGCATGCACCCCGAGTATGATTCAGAGCGGGACCCGATACATGAGACTGTTCTCCGTCTGCGAGAGATTGAGAAGGTACAAGAGGAAATCCGTGAAGAGAGAGCTGAGTTAGTCAAACGAGACAAGTACCTTGATGCTGAATGGGAAAAGTACCAGAGAGAGCGTATCGCTCTGGTTAAGAGTCTTGGTATTACGATTCCAAAGACGCAGTACGTTCGTGGGTAAACCCTTTAGAAAGGATTAGAGAATGTCAATCGTCATAGCTGGTGTGGCTGAGGTTCTTAAAGAAGCCCGAAAGTTGCTGCCGGATGAAGAGCATTGGACGAAAGGGGCTTATTTTCGACGTTTGGACGACGATGAGAAGGCTTTTTGCCTTGTAGGTGCTGTTGAGAGAGCGGCACGCTTCTTGGGGCCTAAAGACACGTTCAGTCCCAGAGAGAGAGCAGACTTCTGTAGGAAGCACCTTCTCACTACAATACGCAAGCGTACCCGCAGGTCATCCCCGTTTGTCTCATCTTACAACGACGCTCCGGGCCGCACCTACAAGCAGATCATTGGTGTCCTTGACGCTGCCATTGCCGCAGCAGAAAAAGAGGAAGCAAATGTTGGTAAGTAATCAGGATGTGTTGAAGGTTCTTAGGTCCGCTAGGCGGCGTATTGCGACCCCTGAAAGGTGGATTAAGGGGGCAATGGAACGCCACGAGGAAGGTAAGGGTGTCCGGTATTGCCTGCTCGGTGCTATCTATAGTGCCGCTTACGCAGGGAAGATTGGTAAAGAGGCTCGCTGCTGCCATGTGTTAGCCAAGGCCACAAGGAATGTAGTAAGAAAGCGGCTACCCTCTTATTATGCCGATGCAACGGAGGCGATTTCTCTTGCCATGTTTAATGACCGCCCCGCAACAACCCATAAGGACGTATACAAGGTCCTTACTCGTGCTATCAAAGAAGTGGAGGCCAAATGTCGAACTTAAGGAACGGCACCCCGCCTATAAAGGTGGCAGGACCATTCGGTATCTACCAGACGGCCTATGGTCGGTCAACGTCGGGTCTCTGGGGTGTCATTGAAGTTGTTACCAGCGATGGGCTGTGGATCGAATACCCGTGTGCTTTGTCCAAAGAACAGGCCATAGCGAGGTGCCATGAACTATACTCTAAGGAGCCGCCATGTTAAGCAACACCGACCTAACCCTCAGAATCCTTAAGAGTGCCCGCAAGTTGATTGAGACTCCTGATAGGTGGATTCAAGGCGTACTGGAAAGGCCCCGTTGGGACGATACCATGTGCTACTGTCTTGAAGGTGCCGTAAATGAGGCCGCCCGAGCATTGAGGGGTAACGTGGGTAATGCGGTAGCAACGGACTCTGCGTACAATAAAGTGCGACGTGCCGTTCTGAAACGTGCAGGCCGCCCTATGGCTCCCTGTTCATATAATGATTCCCCCCTCACAACCCATAAGGACGTTCTGGCGGTCCTTGATGGTGCCATAGAGATCGCCCAGAAGGAAGGGGATAGTGTGGAACCATGAACGATAAACCCATCGTTACTATCGGTAAGACTTCTCAATATGGGCAGTCTCTCTTTGTTGTACGCCGCCCTCTCGACGCTGGGAACTGCCCTTATGTATCTGTGCAGCTACCTACAGAGATCGCAGAGTGGCTAAAGGGGCTGTGCGATACGTCGCTCAATGGGCCGATGCCTCCAGTACCTTTTAAGAAACCAGTCTGTGAGCATGAGTGGATCGCACTCCCTCGCCTCACAGGTCCCCCACTTTATGAGGCATGCCTTAAGTGTAATCTATTAGTAAGAAAGCGAGTAGAAGATGCACCGTTCCCACCTAAGTAGTAAAAGCAAGAAGCCCCCAGTACAAATCTGGAACCGTGTCCCTACCCTCACCCGCCACGGACGCATCTCACTCATGCTGAGGAACCTTGACTACAGGACTAAGGATATGCCTGAGTTGAATGAGTTTGTGCAGGAACTTCGTGGAGAGATTGCAACGTTGTGGTCAGAGGATGGCACAACGAAGTAAGATGTATGTCTGTCCCTTAACCCCTTTTCATTAGGAGTCCTTAGCATGTCCATTCTTGCACGCCCACCGAACCGCAGCCGTGTACACAAGATCAATGTGAAGTATGAGCAGACCCTTAGGATTCTTACGGGTCTTAAGCATCTGCTGCGTATTTATGGTCCTTCGGTCCCTATTTGGAATGATTCGCTTCTCCAGATCATTACTGATATTACAATCAAGGGGAGGCGGAGCAAGAAGAACCGGAACAACGCTTTCGTGTACCTTACGTTGTCTGGGATAGTCCTTCCTTGGCGGTTCAACAAGTGCATCCGTGAGGATGGTATGCACATTGTACATCTGAATGAGGCGGCAGATGCGGCGATCGCACTGTTGAAGGCAGACTGGGCAATGGAACTCAAGGAGGCAGGTGTCCAATGAGTGTACATACATACTCCACAGGTGCCCATAGGACTACTAACAGGGGCTATAGCTGCCTTGAGGTTATGAAGGCGGGGGCCAAAGCGTTTGCGGCGGCAATCACTAAAGCGTTCCCTAAAGACCGCTCGCTTGTCCTTGTTGCCCCTCCAATGTCCGGTGCAGTCCTTGCGGGTGCCACAAGAATCTTCCTAAAGCACACTGACGTAAAGATCATTGATCCCACACGGCCTAATAGATACGGATACATCACAAGTGGCTGTGCTGTTATCTGGATTGATGACTGCTTCAATATGTGTACTCAGATCATAAAGTATCTTGACAAGAAACACTGTGTCCCTGATCTGTGCTGTGTGCTGGCGGCGGATAACTCTAATCCCGATGGGCAGTATGAACTTAATAATGAGGACGCATGGGGAGAAGAGGATTATGTTCTACGCTTTGAGCCCTTCAAGAAGATGGCCGATAAAGGTACCCTTATCTATGTAGCAAATGTACATGAGGATGGTCCTCCTGTACCGTTCTTTGTGTAACCCTTTACTTAGGAACCCCTCAATGTCTCAAGCATCCCTTACCCTCCCCTCACTTGACCCGAGCAGCCTTACCAGCGGACGCTCAAGCCCGCACCTTACGGCAGCAGACTCGCCCAAGATTGACGATCTTGCTAAGGCATTAGCAGCGGCGTTCAATAAGCGGCCCTTGAAAACCACACCAACGCAGGTCCTTGCAGTCCTTACGGCATCCAAGCGGCGGATCAAGAACCCTAAGAACTGGAGGAAGCGGGCTCTTGCTACGCTTGACATCCCCGGAATCGGTTTTTCAAAGCTGCCCAATGAGATTTACGACGACTTCGGTTTGTACTTCTTCGAAGGATCAACGGACGGGTTTCTTATGGTTCCTAAGGAACTCGACAAAGACCTTTGCATGTGTGCTTATGGTGCTGTAGCCCGAACAGTGTGTGTCGATCGGCGGTCCCTTGCGGCTGGTGAAGCGGCTGTCCTTGTTGCGGGCTTATCTTCACTCTTCACAAAGCGGCAGCCTTTTAATCAAGGGGACACTGTTCTACTCGATTATCTTGAGGCCCCTTCCTTTGATCTTAAACAACTGCTCTACCGTGTTGTGTACCACATGAACGACTACGAAGGTACCTCACACAACGATGTGTTGTACATCTACAACCTTGCTATTGCCGCCGTTAAGAAGTACATCAAGAACCTTAAGGAGACCAGCAATGCCGCACCGTCCGCTCTGTGATATCGCTAGGGAAATCCAGAAAGACTGGTCGAAGGACGGAACCAAGCCTATCTACTTCGGGGCTGTCCCTTATCTGCAAGCCATGCGTACCATGTCGCACGTTGCGGAGAACTACGGGGCTGATGAGGGTAGGTCCATTGTTATCTACTTCCTTGCGAACGCTAATACATGGAAGGGCGAGACCGCACGGAGGATCAAGAAGGAACTTAAGGAGATGGTAAAGTGAAGCCAAAGAAACTTAGGTTCCTGAAAGCAACCGACGCTGGGTATGCTGTCCCTGCTAGGTGGGTTGCTGTAAATATGCCCGATGAGTTTAGTGCTACCATCAGGAGAAACGGCCTCTACTATGATGTAGTCATTGAACAGAAGGGCAGGAGCAAGGTTACTTGGGTAGGCGGCCGCACCCAAAAAGGTGCGAGAGATTATGCACAGAGGATGTGGGATGACTACGTTCAGAGACAGTTGAAGGTCTTACTTGGGAGAACAAAGTGAGTAACATATTCGTACCGTGGCCCAAGACCCAGCGGTGGTTCGAGAAGAACACCTGCACCATCACTGAAAAGCTTGATGGTACCAACGCCTGCGTTGCTATCGACGAGGCAGGTAACATCTGGGCACAGTCAAGAAACCGCATCATCACCCCCGAGGATGACAACCACGGATTCGCAAAGTGGGTGCAGGATAACAAAGAGGACCTGCTTAGGATGGGACACGGGCATCACTTCGGAGAGTGGGTCGGACCCGGCATTCAGCGTGGGTATTCTGATAAAGTCAAGCGGTTCTTCCTGTTCAACTCTAAGCGTTGGCTTGATGAAGCGTCCCGTACCCCTACTTGTTGTAGTGTAGTGCCTGTGCTAGCGACCCTTGATGGTACCTTAGGGGAGATTGAAGAGGCCGTTCAATATGCCCTGCGTAAGCTTGAGAACGAAGGCAGCGTAGCCTTCCCCAACTTCATGCGTCCTGAGGGTGTCTGTGTCTACCACCACAGGTTACGGCAGGTGTTCAAGGCTTATTGCAATGGAGAAGGGTGATGAATAAAAAGATTGTATTGACTGTTGTGTTCTGTCTTGCATGGGTGCTTGCGGTCTTCTACTCCCCTTTGTGGTGGAACTGGGCGTTCGAGCCTATTGAGAGGTACTATGTGTCTCGTGGGGATAAGGTACCGGAGGTTGTGTATCTCCCCACAGTGTACGCCGTTATGATTATGCTGGTCGTTTGGGGTGTTGCGTGTTTCCGTGCGGTTTATGAGGTGTTTGAAAAGAGGAGCGAGTGATGGACCTATCGAGTTTTCAAGCGGGGAGTCTGTTCGTGGTGCTTTGCTTTATCTTAGCAATGATGTACATAGATAGTAACGACAAAGGGAGCAAGTGATGGCAAAGGAACTCACGAACGAAGAACTGGCGTTGTGGTGTGAGGACATGGGCAAGGTGTTTGTCGAGGTTGCCGCAAGGTCAAAGAACCCCGACAGTACCCAGATGGGCGAGCCTGTACGCAACGCCTTCACAATCGTTGCCGAACGCCTCCGCAAACCCCCCGATTCCTCCCGTGTCCTAGGATCGGCTGAGGTTACTGCCGACGGGTTTACTGTGATGCCTGGAGCGGTCTTGTTCACTCGTGCCCTGCGGGCCGACAGCCCTCCGAGAAGCATCGCTCAGATTGTAGTGGTTTCCGTTGGGAACGGGTACGTTTGTGCGGCTGGTGAGTATCCCGCAGACCCCGACCTTCCATACTTACGGCCCAACGACCTTCCATATCTACTAAGCAACTGCTACGCCACCCGCGAAGCCGCCGTCAACGCCGCTGGCGACTTGGAGGTGAAGTAATGGCAAGTGAACTAACGAACGAAGAACTGGCGTTGTGGTGTGAGGACATGGGCAAGGTGTTTGTCGAGCTTGCCGCGAAGCACCCCGGCGACAAACGCGGTGAGCTTGTACGCAGCGCCTTCACAATCGTTGCCGAACGCCTCCGCAATCTCCCCGATTCCTGCCGCGTCCGCGAGACGGCGAAGGAGTTGCCAGAAGGGGATTATGGTGTCCGCGTCCTTGTGCTTGATCGACGCTGCCAGCAGTGGCGAGAGGCCGACGTGGGCTGCCTCCGAGACATGGAGGGCAGGCTTCCCGGCAAGGACTACTATACCCACTGGATGCCCCGGCCCCCGACCTACATCGTGGGGCCAGATTCAAGGAGACGGATATGAAAGTTTCATCCTATTGGAAAACGCTGACTTCTGGTCTGGTCGGTACGGCGAAGCTCAAAATAACCATGCCTGCAACCGGTGAGAAAGTAAGGCTCTCAACGGAGCAGTCCATTCATCGGCTGACGCAAATACAGCAGGAGATCGCCGAACACGAAAGGGAGTATGACATGCACAGCGGCCTAGCAACCTACCACTACGGCGAGATGAACAGACTAGGGCGAGAGCGGATTGATATTGTAAAAAGCCTTGGTATTCGCATTCCGAGGTACGACCCCAAAGATCACGGCTATTGACCGCCCCCACTCCTCGGCTCACCTCAAAGCGATTACTAGAGAACTTTATGAGTAAGAGAATCGAACTACTAAGCAGCAACTTTAAGCTCGCTAAGACCCCCCTAGGTACCTCTAAGAAGTACCTAATCGCGGGCTTGGCCTTGGCCCCCGCATCCAACAGCGGCTACAACGTATGCCCTTGGTCAACTCCTAAGTGCCGCCAAGCGTGTGTCTTGTGGTTCGCTGGCCGTACCGTGATGGCTCCGGTGCGTGAGGCGGCACTCCGCCGTACCCGTATGTTCTTTGAGGAACGCGAAGCATTCCTAACGCAGCTTAAGCATGAGATCAGGCTGCTTGTTAAGCGTGCTGCAAAGGCCGATGCCCAGCCTGTAGTGCGGTTGAATGTCGGCAGTGATATTAGTTGGGAATCTGTGTGCCCTGAGGTGTTCTCTGAGAATCCCGATGTGGTCTTTTATGATTACACAAAGGGTTATAAGCGGGCCTTGGCGAGCCTTATAAACTCTGAGTGGCCGAGTAGGTATTATCTCACCTACTCTATGTCGGAAGCAGAAGGCAGCGATACATATGCGTGGTACATTCTCCAAGCAGGCGGGCGAGTAGCTGCCGTTGTTGCCCCTGACTTTGAGCGTAAGCGTTACCGCTACTCTCCCATGCGTGGCTGGAAAGACCCACTCCCTACTCGGCTTCTATTCTCAATAGAGAAGAACCAATACGAACATAAAGAATGGAGAGCCGTTGACGCTGACGAGCATGACCTTCGACTCCCAGAGATGGGCGAGAGCGGTGTGCTGTGCCTCCTTCGGCTCAAGGCTACCGGCAATAGCCAAGAAACGAAAGCCATTACTTCCTCTGGCTTCACTAGGCAGATTAACCCAGCAGGTACCCGCCTGCTAACCAATGCTGAGTCCCAACTCTTTACACCCCTTACTTTGAAAGGTTCCAATGTTTGAGCAGATTAACATGAGCGATCTATCCCCGTCCGCACGCCGTGAGGTTGATGAAGCGGAGGCTGCTGATACCTTCGGTGAAGTCGATGAACGACTGGACCGCGAAGCGACCAGCAGGTATCCTAAAGATTCTGACCGTGGTTATTAAGTTGTCTCTTTTCTCTTTCCTCTTTTAGAAAGGTTCTTATGTCGAAGTCTTATACGTCAACAGTTGTATACCCCGATGGTCATACTATTACTCAGACCTACCCGGATATTGGTAAGATCGGGGCTTGGAGGAATGAACTTCTTGGAAGTTATTCTATTACTTTCCGGGTTGAGGATTTTGAAAGTTTTGAATATGATGGGGCAGATGCGACAGTATCTTTTAAGGAGGCGACCTTTGTGTATCGAACACCTAAGCAAATGCCTTATGGGTCTGCCCTCCAAAAAATCTATGTTTCACAGAACGGCGGAGGTAAATGGGATGCCAACGCTGTTAAAGAAGGGGGGAGCATTGTTGGTATATCCGCAAGTACAGGCCGATTGAAGCCGTCAAGCCCCTCAGGTAAGCAGTTCTCCGATCCCGCTGCTGCTTTCTACGCCATTCAAACCGCCATCAAGGACACCATTGAGTACGGCAACGCAGCCCTTGCGAAGTCTGCGGCGGCCCGTGCGGACGCTAAGTTGCGTGAGGGTATTGCTGAGCAGCGTGAGGCGGCAGCACAAGAGCGGGACTGGTACCAACTTAAGGCACCTGAAGTAAAGCCATACATTGTTCCCCGTGGGCGGGACATTCAAGTACAGAACGTAGTCATTACGTGGTCTGCTCTTGAGAACTGGGCTAACTTTATTGCTAGGAACTCTAAGTAAAACCATGTCTGAACAAGAACCCGAATCGACCACTATCCGCTACACAGTCAACGTCAAGCGGGGCCTTAAGGTCCTTACCGAAAAACTTGAGGGCTTTGAATGGGAGGCTATGTCTTCTAAAGATATGGCAAATCTGTCTAAAGCCCTCGATTGGATTGCCCAAGAAACCAAAGGAGTCTCTTAATGACAACAGCAGCGGGAATCTTCCCCGGTCCCGGTACCCAACAGACCCGCTTCTTTGATGGGATGGTCTTCAGTGGGTACACAAAGCCTTTGTTCGAGTCTAACTGTGGCCTAGGTATCAGCGACAGTACATCCTTCCGTGGCGGTTCGTCGCTAGTAGAGAAGTCCACGATCCCCGGCGATGGGTGTGTCAACACAGACCCCGCCTTGGGTCCCGATGGGTTTACTGACACGGCCTGCCACGGCAAGTGGAACTACTTTAATGCTAAGGCATGGGCCTCGGCTGACGTAGTAACAGGTAAGAAGGCAGACCTTATCGCCCCTGATGTATCCTTTGTGATCGCTGAGGGTAAGAAGTATGCCGTTGATATCAAGTACGATAGCAGCCAAGACATTATTAACTACTGTGCCGGGCTGAATACCTTGTTGTCATGGCTACGAGAGGGGAACCCAGCGGCTATCATGGCCCCTTACGGTACCTTCATCCCCGATTGGAACGTCTACAACCAGTCCAGTGCAAGGGCCTTGCTCGCAGTGCAGGCTGACAATCAGCGTCGCAACGCAGCCTACCGCCAGTGGTTGAAGGAGTACACTCCTAACCTCGACGCTGTTACCTTTGACTTGTATATGCACGACGATGCTAGCCGGGTAGATGATCTCTACTTCCGTAGGCATCTTGCAACAACTGTTAAGTACAACATTGATGAGGCCCGTAAGCTCGGCCTGCCTCTGTGTGTATTCATATCAGTGCAATACTTTGAAGAGGGGGACGTTGTAGATGGCACTCAGTTTCAACGCCCCGAGGACCTCATGGCTCAGATTGATCTGCTCCGGGTTATGGGTGTAGAATATATCTATCTCCGTGGGGGCCTTACTAAGAACTCGGGCAGCCCTTCCGCTATCCCGATCACAACTTGGACAGGCTCCTCTAACTTCAAGGCCCTCGTACCGGATAGCCCCGAGATTACCCGAACGATCCTTGGTGGTATCCGCACTGGTGCCCTGCCCTGAGTAGGGTAATCTACCTAGTACCTTAGGTTGCATGAGTAGAATACGGACCATATAGGGATATAGAAGGGACCCTTAGGGAACTCTAAGGGTCCTTAAAGGAATCCTAAAGTAATCTTTAGGGAGTCTTTAAGGACTCTTAAGGAACCTTAAAGATAACCCTTCTACTAACCTTATTAAATACCTACTAAAGGATATATGTATGAATGATATAGAAGTCCTTAAGGAACCTAAGGGGTACGCCGAGCAGTTGCTAATCGAGGAGCAGAGCAAAGCGACAGGTATTAAGAACTACCTTAAGGACGTAGAGTATCAGATTAAATCTAAGGGCTTGTCTAAAACTGATGGGGGTCGTCTGGTTGTCAAGCAGGTTATCCTTCCGGTAACTAAGGCACTTGAGGAATGGGTGTCTAACGCGGAGCGTGCAGCAGGGCGTAGAGCCACTGCCCTACCGCTCCTTAAGAACCTTGACCTCAGGGTGGTGGCATGGTTCGGGGTGTCTATTGCCCTTGACTACGTTATCAGTAACCGCAGCATCCAATCGTGTGCCATTGCGATTGGCCGTAGGATGAACGATGAGATCAGGTTCATTGCCTATGAGCAGCAGAAGCCTGAGAGCTTCGGCCTAGCCAATAAGATTCTCGATAGGAGTTCTAACAAGGGCGACACCCGCACCCGTTCGATGCTCCTGCTCAGGTCCCTTAAAGTCAACAACGTGATTACTCCCAAGTGGTCTATGGCAGAGAGGCTGCACGTTGGCCTTGTTGTCTTGGGTGTCCTCATTGACAACACCGGGCTGTTCGAGACCATCAAGAGCAAGGGTGGTAAGCGTAACCCTATCACGCTAAAGGCTACCGACAGACTTCTTAAGTACCTTGACCAGATCAAGGACCGCAATGCCCTGCTGTCCCCTGTCCATCTCCCGATGGTATGCCGCCCGAAGCCGTGGACCACACCGTATGACGGCGGGTACTATACGCAGCCGATGCGTCTGGTTAAAAGCTACAACCCCTATTACTTCCAAGAGTTGCAGAGCCGCGAGATGCCTACGGTCTACGCCTCCGCTAACGCTCATCAAGACACTGCCTTCAAGATTGATACGTGGGTCCTTGAGCATCTTGAGAAGGCCGTAGAGATCGGGCTGCCCATCAAGGACCTCCCGCCCAAGCACGACCTGCCCCGCCCACAGGCACCTATCGAAACCGAAGGGCCGAAGTACCGTTCCTACAAGATGGCGTGTGGCCGTGTGTACCACACCAATAAACGCAATCAGTCCAAGCGTGCCTTGATACGGCGGCTTCTGAGTATTGCGAGAGACTACAAAGACCGAGATGAGATATACTTCCCCGTGCAGTTTGACTTCCGGGGCAGGGTGTACTACAAACCCGCAACGCTCAACCCACAGAGTACCGACGCAGCCAAAGGGCTGCTAACGTTTGCTGTAGGGAAACCTTTGGGAGAGTCGGGGGTCCGTTGGCTTGCCATCCACATCGCCAACACCTTTGGCAACGACAAGGTATCCCTCAATGACCGGGCACAGTGGACCTATGTAAACGAAAAGGATATCCTGCTGTACGGTTCCGATCCTTTGACCCACACGGGATGGACCAAAGCCAGCAAGCCCGTGCAGTTCCTTGCCGCCTGTCGGCATTGGGTTATGTACCGCAAGCGTGGTAGCGGCTACGAGTGTAGCCTCCCCATCCGGGTAGATGGTACCTGCTCTGGCATCCAGCACTACGCCGCAATGTCCCTTGATGCCGTTGCAGGATCACAGGTCAACCTTACGTGCAACGATCTGCCTTCGGATATCTACCGTGAGGTTGCCAACCTTGTACTCAAGATGCTTGAGAAGGACCTGTCTTCAACCGAAGCAGTCATTAAGAAAACAAAGTTTGGCAACGTAACCTACGCCATCGCAACGATTGCCCGTGCTTGGATTAACTTCGGTATCACACGCACCGAGACTAAGCGGCAGGTCATGGTACTTCCTTATGGCGGTACCTTAACATCCTGCATCGAGTACACTCAGGCCGCTGTGATGGAGAGGGCTGCCGCCACGGGCGTAGAGATACCCGGTGGTGTCCACGCACTAGTGTTCTCTTCCTACCTAGCCACTACGATATGGGAAGCGATGAAGCGGGTGGTCAAGGGGCCAACCGAAACTATGCGGTGGATTCGTACCATCGCCAGCCTTCAAGCCAAGCAGGGCATCCCTATGTCATGGGAGACACCCAGTGGGTTCCCCGTGGTGCAGCAGTATCCTAATGTATCCCGCCGTCGTCTTAAGTCTAAGTTGGGCGAGTCCGTTATCTTCCTCACAGTCAGGGAGGACAAGGATGGTATCGACCTGCGGCGGTCTGCTACCGCCTCTCCGCCTAACATCGTACACAGTTGCGATGGAGCCGCTCTTGCCCTCACCGTTGAGGCCCTAGTCAAGATGGGCGTTACCTCTGTGGTATCCAACCACGACGACTACGGTACCCACGCTTGCGACATGGACACCATGAGTGCCACACTCAGGAGCGTGTTCGTCCGTATGTACAAGGACCACGACATGCTCGACCAGTTGTACCACCGGGCGTTGGCTATCGACCCAACGACACCCCCTCCACCCCTTAAGGGTTCTCTCTGTCTCGACGACGTTCTCCACTCAGAATACTTCTTCGCCTGATTGGTTGCAGGAAGAGAAAGACACCATGCCCAACTTCACCGTAACGAACCCTCTCGCTTCCCCTGTCTACGTGCATGGCATCCTTGAAGGGTTTGCCGGTAGGTCCTCGGTCCTCAAGGATCAAGAGACCATCACCTTCACAGACAACACGCAGGTTGAAGGCTACGTCATCAAGGACTATGGCGACAGGTTTACGGCCATGATCCGGGGGGTACGACGATCATGGCGGATCGTATTGATTTATGCAAAGAATGTTAAGTCCCGCAAAGAACTATACAAGGAGATAAATGGCAACAGTTGAAGACCTAGAGTTTCGTATCGTGCATCTTGAACAAAGGCTTGAAGCAGTATTGAGTGAGACCCGTGCCGGTGTATCCGAACGCAACAATGAGACCAGCTCCCTTGCGGCCTCTGTGTCATCCATTGGTTCTGTTCTGGATACCGTGCAGAGTCGCTTAGGGAACATTGAGTCCACTATGGGAAGCGGCGGCGGCTTAGCCGGTGCCCTTGTGCAGGTCGCAACCGACCCTCCCACAACTGTCCCCACTGTAGACGGTGTTCCAATCTATACAACCGGACAGATTATCCTAGGGCCGCCTAAGAGCGGAGGTACCGTGCGTACCTTATGGGTATTTGATGGAGACTCTACGGCTCCGCAATGGTGGGGATGGGATTTCTCCAACTCCACAGGTGCAATCAGTTAACAACAGATAAGGAAAGAACAATGACAAGAGTGATGAATCGACCGAACAGTGTTAACCGTGTTACAGAGTGGACTGATGCAGATAAGAGGACCGCTCGGCTAGTTGAGTTTGTGATGAATGACCATGTGCCACGAACAGATGCCGAGATTCACCAAGTAGTGAAGGAGTACTGGAGCCTCCCGCTATGGCGAGAGCAGAGTGGCTTCTTTGGTTCGAGGATTCCTTCCGCCGATCGTCTTCGCCACGGTCGTAAGTATCTTATGGATCACGGCAAGCTTTCTGTTGGTGGGCTACGGCCAACAGGGAACGGCGGCAAGGGCCGGGTCTATTGGAGGGTAGAGGAAGCCTACCAGATTGAGACCCGCAATGCCTGAACGCGACCTGACCCACGATATGTCCATCGGCGATGTCCGCTTGCTTGGCAAGGCAGCGGCCACGATGACAGAGGCCCTTGATAGAGTGCCAAAGGAACTGAGGGCACCCGCTATTGTCTTCCTGTTCCTTTCACTTACCCGCACGTACAAGTTTTCTATCCCAGAAATACTCACGGTAGCCAACAACTACCTTGAGAGAAACCTACAAGGTATGGAGGCATCCTCTCAGTTAGAGGGTGCTACTCGATACCTGATGAATGAGATTTAACTATGGCTAAGTTCCCGATTGTTACGACTCCCGTTTCCGCCCTTGTGTTCGGCTCGCTCACCGTCCCCTCTACGAAGTTTAAGAAGGCCGGGCAGGACGGGCAGTACGAGGCCACCGTGGTCCTTGATACTACCGAGCAGTCCACGCAGGACTTCATTGCGGCTGTTGAGAAGGCCGCTATTGCGGGCCGTGAGGCCGAGGCCGCTAAGGGTAAGAACCCCGCAGAGCGTGCCAAGATTCTTGCGTACAGCCTCAGCCCCTCCTTCCAGCCGATGAATGACCGCGATACCGGGGAGCCGATCCCTAATACCGTTCGAGTCAACGCGAAGCGTGGCTCCAGTGGGATCAGCGTTAAGACGGGCAAGAGGTGGACCGCCGACATCTCGCTGTATGATGCGGCTATGAAGCCCATCCCCAAGTCTATTGATATTGGCTGGGGTTCCAAGGTCCGTCTTGCTATCGAGCTTGCACCCTTCTCCATGCCCGCTACAAAGCTGGCCGGTGTGAGCATGAAGCTGATCGGTGTGCAGGTTCTTGAGCTTGTGAACCGTGGTGGTAAGAGTGCCGAGTCGCTGGGCTTTGAGGCTACCGAGGGCTATGTGGCTGCTGCTGAGGCAATCGCTGCTAAGGTCCCCTCGACTGAGGGTGATGACTTCCTTGAGAGCGGTACTGGTGGCGAGGACACTGGTGAAGACTTCAACTAAGCCCGACCTTGTTCTTCGTATCCCCATTGAACCCTGCTCCGCTAGCCGAGCACGGGTAGCACGGGGAGGATGGGCTTACTACCCCGCTAAGTATAAGAACTTCCTTAAGGCTGCCCGTGAAGCCTTTAAGAAAGTTGCCGTAGAACCCCTCGTAGGTGGTCTCCGCGTTATTATACTCGTATCGTCGTTACGTCCTCGCACGACCAAACTTGATTTTCCAAAGCCTGACATTGACAACTTTGTAAAGGCTGTATTGGATTCCGGCAATGAGATTGTATGGGCTGACGACAGCCAGATACACACCCTCACTGCGTTGAAGGTATGGGACCCTAGTGATCCCTCCGTTCGCGTTGCCGTGTACAAAGAAAGGTACCCAGATGCAGCAAGCCTGCCTGATGGTCCTTGGGTCGATGACAAAACCGGACGTTCGAGTAACGGCGGCTGATATCCTCAAGGGCGCACTAAAGCATGGATTCCTTCACGCTCCTTACCACTTCTTCATGGACCGCAGCGGGCTTATTGTCTCTCTTCGGCCTCGCTCTATTCCTTGTCCTACTAAGGTGGCCCCGTACCCCCAAGGGTCCGTCGTCCTCCTCATTGAAGGGGGCCTCGACTCTGAAGGCCAACCGAGTAAAGAGACCTTCAGCAAAGACTCGCACACTGCCCTGCTTAAACTAGCAGAGACAGAGGGCCTACCTATTGAGTGGCATGATATCTTAAAGTGATACCCGATAGATGGTATCTGTCGGACTTCTTTAGCCGGGGCGAAAGCTTCGGCAAAGACTTTATGAAACAAACAGAGAGTCAGTTGTTGAGGCACACTAGGTGTCCCAAGTGTAACTCATCGGACGGCAACGCACTGTACGATGATGGACACACCTACTGCTTCGTTTGTACAGCATACGTATCTGGGGACGGTGTTGAAAAGAAAGGAGTGTTAGTGCAGCAGAAAGATTTAGTTGAGACGGAGATTCGGGATATCGTTGGCCGACGCTTGACAAAGGAAACGTGCAAGCACTTCAACTACGGCTTTGCCACGGTTGATGGGCAAGAGGTCCACGTTGCCAACTACACAAACTCCGAGGGCGTGGTGGTGGGGCAGAAACTCCGTTATCGCAACAAGGACTTTGTGTGGCGTGGCAGCCCCAAAGAGGCCCGACTGTTTGGCGAGCATTGCTGGCGAGACAAGGGCAAGATGGTGGTTGTTACTGAGGGTGAGATTGATGCCATGTCTCTGTCGCAGGTGCAGGGTAACAAGTGGCCCGTTGTGTCCGTGCGTAACGGTGCTGCCGGGGCCTGCAAGGATATCAAGCAATCCCTTGACTTCCTTGAAGGGTTTGAGTCAGTTATCTTTATGTTTGATAACGACGCTGTAGGACAGAAGGCGGCTACCGAGTGTGCCAGCCTGCTTACGCCCGGTAAGGCAAAGATTGCTAAGCTCCCCCTTAAGGACGCTAGCGACATGCTAAAGGCCGGAAGGACAGAGGAGCTTATTAATGCAATATGGTCTGCAAAGGTTTCCCGGCCTGATGGTGTTATCAACGGCAATGAGCTTTGGGAACCGATCATGGCAGAGGACAAAGAGGACTCTATCCCTTATCCTTGGGAAGGTCTTAATAGCGTTCTCCGTGGCATTCGGAAGTCGGAGGTTGTCGTACTCTGTGCAGGATCGGGCATCGGCAAGTCAGCCGTGGTCCGAGAGATTGCATACGATGCCCACCGACGCGGCGAGACCATTGGGTACATTGCACTGGAAGAGGCTGTAAAGCGGACGGGCCTCATGTTCATGGGGCTTGATCTCAACAAGCGTGTTTATCTTGATCGGTCCCTAGCGACCGTAGAGGAGCTTAAGGGTGCATACGATCGAACTGTTGGTTCCGGTCGTTTCTACTTGTACGACCACTTTGGATCACTTGACATTGATAATCTCTTGGCCCGCATCCGTTACCTTGCACGAGGATGTGGTTGCACAACGATTGTGCTGGATCACATCAGCATCGTCGTATCGGGTACTGAGGACGGGGATGAGCGACGCTTACTAGATAACCTTATGACCGGCCTGCGTACCCTTGTGCAAGAGCTTAACATCCGTGTGCTGGCTATCAGCCACCTTAAGCGGCCACAGGGCAAGGGCCACGAAGAGGGTGCCCGCACGGAGCTATCACAACTGCGAGGCTCCGCCGCTATTGCCCAGTTGTCCGACGCTGCTATTGGGTTGGAGAGGGACCAGCAAGGGGAGCATAAGGACTATACGTGCTTGCGTGTCCTTAAGAACCGCTACACCGGCGAGACTGGTGAGGCGTGCTGGCTGAAGTATGATAAGGACACGGGAAGGCTGCTAGAGGTACCCGCCCCGGTTGATGAGGATGAAGCGGCTTCATCACCACAGGAGACCCTATGCTAGAGACAATAAAGTGGGACCTCAGTGCTGCTTGGTCTGTCATGGTTAATGGGACAATCTATTATACAGTAAAGATTGAGAGGCTATGAGATACCGAATCGACACTGAAACCAACGCACTAGAACTTTGTGATATTACCAAGGTGCATGTAATGTGCGTGAAGGCCGAGGACGGTACTAAGGAACGCCTTATCGGGCACTGCAACATCCTTGCGTGGCTCAATAAACTACAACCTACCGACGTTCTTGTGGCCCACAACAATATCAACTTCGACTATCAGGTGCTACGCAAACTCTTCGGCATCTCGCTGCACTGGCAGCAGGTCCGTGATACGCTGGTGTTGGCCCGCATCGCGTGGTCAGCCGACGTTATTAAAGAGATCGACTGTGCAAAGGTCCGTAAGAACCCCGACAGTTTCCCCGCCGAGCTTATTGGTTCGTACTCCCTAAAAGCCTTTGGGTACCGTTTAGGGATTCCTAAAGCGTCCTACACGGGCACTTGGGATTCCTATTCGGACGAGATGGGGGACTATTGTGAGCAAGACGTAGAGGTGCTAGAGGCCCTTGATAACCTGCTCGACAAGAAACAACTCGACCCACGGTGTATCGAACTGGAGACCCGCTTTGCCCTGCTGATCCGTCAGCAAGAGATCAACGGCTTTCGGTTCAACGAGCAGAAAGCCCACGCACTACAAGCTAAGCTCGCATCGCGTCGTCAGGTCCTTAGTGAGGAGTTGGGTTCCCTAGTTCCTCCTAGAGTTGAACAGATGAAGGCCCCCGCTTATTGGGAATCCCCTAGCGGTCTACGCTTTACTACAAAGAAAGAGGCATATGCCGCAGGACAGAGAACCCTTACCCGTGGACCCAACCGCACTCGAAGCGTACCTTTCAACCCTGCCTCCCGGCAACAGGTGGCTACTTTCCTACTTTCTACAGGATGGAAGCCTTCCAAGTTTACAGACACCGGCGATGCTGCTGTTGATGAATCAGTGCTTACCTCCATCGCCCACCCTGCCGGTCCAAAGCTCGCCAAGTTCTTTGCCTACAACAAACTCTTAGGGTATCTTGCCGAGGGTAAGAATGCGTGGTTGAAGCTGGTAACAAAGGGCCGCATCCACGGTCGCATGAATACTTGCGGGGCCGTAACAGGCCGCTGCACACACAGCCAGCCTAACATGGGGCAGATTCCATCCGTTGCCAAGAGCAAGGACGGGCTGCTCTATGGGGACGAGGGCGGGTGGACAACAGAATGCCGAGAGCTGTTTGAGGCCGACGAAGGCTGGGTGCTTGTCGGTGCTGATGCCAGCGGCCTTGAGCTGCGTTGCTTGGGGCACTATCTGGCCCGGTGGGACGGTGGAGCTTACGCTACCACGGTCTGCACTGGCGACATCCACACCACCAATCAGATCGCCTTTGGCCTCCCCGAAGGGAAGGTCTACCGAGACCCCGCAAAGAACGGCATCTACTGTGTCGTCTACGGCGGGGGCGATTGGAAGTTCGGTATCACACTCTTCCCTCCTCACCTCTTTGGAAAGAAGTCCGATGATGAATACGTTAGACTCGGTAGGAAAGCTAAAGCAAAGTTTAAGAAAGCTATTCCAGCCTACGGTAAACTTGTTGACGCTGTGCAAGCAACGCTTGGAAAGAACGGATACCTCCCCGGTGTGGATGGCCGCAAGTTGCATTGCCGTAAGTCTTATGCTGCTCTCAATACCCTATTGCAGAGTGCAGGAGCCCTCATCGTTAAATGGGCAACCGTCCGAATGGTGGAAGTATTGGAACGCGAAGGCAAGGTCCACGGAAGAGATTTCAAACTAGTGGCCCATATCCACGACGAGGTACAGGTAACTGCACCTAAAGAGATCGCAGAACATATCGGTCAGACCTTTATCAAGGCCTTGGCAGAAGCCGAGGTTTACTTTGGATTTAGGTGCCCACTGACCGGCACTTGTGTTGTTGGCAATAACTGGGCGGAGACACATTGATGCCAGAAGAAACAAGCTCCCAGAAGGGAGCCGCTGCTGAGCTTCGAGCCGCTGCTAGGTTGGTGAGTCTCGGGTGTCAGGTGTTCCTACCAACGGAACACAGCCACACCACAGATTTCGTATACAAACTTGACGGGGCTTATATGTCCGTTCAAGTCAAGAGCGGGCCTGAAAGCCCTGTGCCTGAACCAAACTTTAGGATGCGTGTAAGGTACGCTAGGGATGCCTTTGACGTTCTTATAGTATCCTCAAAGGACCGCGTGTGGTCTATACCGTGGGCAGAGGTACACGGCAAACCTCAGTTCCGACTTAAGAAAGAGTGGTTACTGTGAATAGAGATAAACCTGAAAGCGTAGACGGCTGGATTCAACCAAACGAGTATTCTTTCTGCGGTCGCTGTGGGCACCCTGATTCGTGCGTATATGGGGATCAGACGATTTACTGCCAAGGATTTGGAGAATGCCAAAGTTCCGAAGGACATACTAGATTCTTGCATCGGCAAAAGGTGGGTATGTATCGAAAGTCGATTGGAATGCCTCGACTCTTTTGGATGAAAGGTATAAATGAATAAACGCATTGCTTTGATTGACGGTGATGTTTACACATACCGTGCAGCAGCGGCGTGTCAGACAGTAATCGAATGGGAGCCGGGTCAGTTTACTGGATCGGCAGATATTGCAAAAGCCAAGGACCACTTTAAGACTGCCATTAAACGCACTGTGGAGCATCTTAAAGCTGACCCATCTGCTACCATCATCGCCATGTCCCCCAAGGAAGGGCGATACTGGCGGCACGATATCTACCCGGCCTATAAGTCCAACCGACTGCAAGCCTCTCCCGTCGTCCTTACGGCCCTTCGGGATTGGGTGCGGGGCCTTAAGTACAGCCTAACGATTGACACACTAGAGGGGGATGATGTTCTCGGGATTGAGGCCAGCAGGCCGAACCCCGAGGGACACACCCGGATCGTGTGTAGCCCCGATAAAGACATGGCACAGTTGCCGTGCGACCTCTACAACCCCGTTACACAGACGTACCTCCCACACCTTGAAGGATGCCGTGGGTGGCTCTTCCACATGATCCAGACCCTTACGGGGGACCGGGTTGATGGCTACCCCGGATGCCCCGGTATGGGTCCCCAGCGTGCCGCTAAGTTGCTGCTGGATGCTAAGACTCCCGCAGAGGCGTGGGAGCGTGTCCTCAAGGCGTATGAGAAGGCCGGGCAGACCGCCGAGGTCGCCCTTGTGCAGGCCCGCATTGCTAAGATTCTTCTTCACAACGATTGGGACGGTAAGACTGTCCGACTTTGGAGCATTGATAATGAGTCAGTTTGATAGCGTAAAAGATTCCGGTGCCCGTGAAGAGTTTGCCACAGGGTCCCGAAGGGACACAAGGGATGGAAAAGGTCGTTATGAGCTTGTCTCTCCTATTGTGATGCAGCGGGATGCTGTGCACCTTGAGAACGGTGCCAACAAGTACGGGGACCGGAACTGGGAAAAAGGCCAGCCCCTCTCTCGGTACATTGACTCGGCCCTTCGGCATACCTACAAGCTTCTTCAAGGATTTGTAGACGAAGACCACGCTTCGGCTGCCCGTTGGAACCTTGCCGCATTTATCCACACGCAAGAGATGATCCGCCGTGGAAAGCTCCCAAAGGAGCTGGATGATATGCCTAACTTTGGTGAGGGGCCGCAAGAGCCTGAGCCAACGGTTAAGGTTGGAGGTGTTCTTACAAAACTGGTCCAACGTCCCGGTCCTGATTTTCTCCTTGTCCCCAAGGACAGCACACAGTTAAAGAGAGGAGCCAATCTTCCCCCTCCTGTGTATAATGAATACAGTGCCGCCCGTGTTTCCGCCCCAAGGACCCTCCCATGAATAGACCAAACATGAAACCCGGTAAAGCATATATCCTTGGCCCAATGACGGGGTACCCTGACGACAACAGAGCGGCCTTTAGGAAAGCCCGTAAAGAACTGCAAGAACTCGGTTGGACCGTTGTGTGTCCTGAGGAGCTTGACACCACCCAGCCCCTCACCAATCCAACGTGGTCCGATTATATGCGGCGTGATATTCCGCTGCTCATGGGCGTTCAGGTTGGCTTCGCCCTTCCGGGCTGGAAGAAGTCTCGGGGAGCTACCCTTGAGGCTACGATCCTTAATGCCCTTGGGGTTCCTGTGGCAGACTTTGCAACCGGCCTGATGTATGAACCCGGAACCCTTCCGGCTCCTAAGCATCCCACAGAGGTTCCTGTTGCAATCCATCAATAACGTGCAACCCTAACAAGAAAGGTAGTCTGTATAGTATATGCTCCCAGAGTACCCTCATCTAACCACTCAGTTTCTCGAAGCCTTGCGTGCAAGGTACCCTCGAAAACCAGTCTCTCCGACCGACACGCTTGAATCTATTATGTTTGAGGCGGGCAAGCAATCCTTGCTCGACCACCTTACAGCGGCTAAAGCGGCCCAAGATCGGAGCCAGAGTGTCCAAAAGGAACAATAAATGTGTATGCCGAGTGCTAGACTTCCACCCACTCCTCCCGCCCCTCCACCTCCCCCAACGCCTCTTGAGTTGAACGATCAGATCGCTCCGCTCACTGGAGGGAAGCGTAAAGATGCCCCAAAGGGCACCGCCCCCATCATCCCTAAAGGGACCAACAGCGGCCTTAACCTTCAAGACTTAATGCCGCAACGTATTGGAGGGCTGACACTTTGAGCATGGATAACGAATCCGGGGACCCGACCGCAGAATATGTCTCGATTGTGTCCCGCTACGATACCCTTTCCGCTGACCGTGAGATGATCCTAGATCGTGCTAGGACAGCCGCAAGGTACACCCTTCCGTATATGTTTCCCCCTACGGGGATCAACCAGACAAGCCGCCTTCCTGTGCCGTGGCAGTCGGTGTGTGCTAAAGCAGTAACACACCTGACAGCCCGTATCGTCCTTGTCCTTACGTCCCCCGGCACGCCCTACTTTAAACTTGCACTCACCCCGTCGTATCTTAAGGATATCGACAAGGATACTCAGAAAGAGTTTGAGACTGCCCTCTCTAACGCTGCTACGCTAATCATGCAGCAGCAGGAAAGCCGTGCAGAGCGTGTAACAATCCATGAATGCGTCAAGCATCTGATTGTTGCGGGCAACGGACTTCTCTATGAAGGTCCCAAGTCCCTTAAGTTCTTCCCTCTGTCGCAATACTGCGTTGTTAGGGACGGTGAAGGGAACCTTGTTGAAGTCGTCATCAAAGAGTCCTTGACTTGGCAGACGCTTCCTC